CCGGCCGCAGTGGTATTGGACCACGTCAGCATGCCATTACGCTTCTTTCGGCTGGTCGTGTTGAGGATTCTCTTTTTCGACATGGGTTTTCGGAAGGATCGTCGACTCCGATAACGAGGCGTTTTCCCGGTGTAGCGAGAGCGCCGTCCGGTACGCCTGATTGGCTTTTTTCCCCGAAATGAGGAGGACTTGCGTCGGTACGCCATTTTGTTGAGAGGCCGGTTGTGTCGTATCCATTACGTGGCATCGAGCTTGGACACTGAAAAGGAGGAGGAGACGGGTATTTATACGTGGCCGTACCCCGTCACCTGGGCTATAATATTAGTTTGCCCAGGTGCCTTTGGGTTACGCTTATGTCATTCTATTTCTCTGCGCGATATGTCCTCCTTACTTTTGCTCAATCAGACGGCCTTTCTGAGTGGGCCGTACTCGACCATATTGCGTCACTTGGAGCAGAGTGCATCATTGGACGAGAAGATCATGCTGATGGAGGTACTCATCTCCACGTTTTCTGCGACTTTGGGAGAAAAAAACAGTCTCGACGATCCTCATTTTTTGATGTTGACGGCCGTCATCCGAACATTGTCCCATCTAGAGGAAGTCCGGAACTCGGTTACGACTACGCGATCAAAGATGGAAACGTTGTCGCAGGCGGGCTTGACCGGCCGGGCGGAGTACGAGTTTCTTCGCTTACGGATAAGTGGAGCCAAATCGTCGATGCGGACAGTCGAGAAGAGTTTTTTGAGTTGCTTCGGGAACTGGATCCGAAGACGCTTGTTACTCGATGGGCCGAGGTCAATCGATACGCCGACCACGCCTACGCCGAGCGAATCGAGCCCTACGTGGGTCCCACTGGGATCGAATTTGAGCTTGGAATGGTACCTGAGTTGGCTGGATGGAGAGGAGAGTCTCTTGGAGATGATCCAGTAGAAGAAGCCGGAGCCTTGTACTCTATGGTGCGTCACGACTTGGAAAGACATTGTGGGCTAGATCTCTCGGACCCCACGTATACGTCATGGGAATGTTGTCAGGAGCTGTACTCCTGCGAGACGCACCTGAGGCGCAATATGCAGTGTTCGATGACATGCGAGGCGGAATTGGAATGTTTCCTTCCTTCAAAGAGTGGTTAGGTGCGCAAAGTGTCGTCACCGTGAAAAAATTGTACAGGGATCCTGTCCAGTTAAAGTGGGGCAAGCCGTGCATTTGGTTAGCTAATTCCGATCCGAGGGATCAATTACGTCAAGACATCACGCTGCATACGCCTCCAGGCAGGGTTGCCTTAATTGAGGCTGATGTGGCTTGGTTGGAGGCAAATTGTCTATTTGTGGAGCTACTGGAGCCTATTTTTCGTGCCAGTACATAGTAGAGTTGACATTGATCGAGATCAAATCACCGGAGCCACCGCCTTGGCCTGCTTGGAAGAAATCCACAACAAAATAATCACCCATTCCCACTTTACTGTCCACACTAAAGTATGACGTGACCACTCCTTCACCGCTTTCATCGTCGTCATAAGCGAGATTGTGATTCATCCCGTGCCAGAGTTTCCGCTCACGGACAATTCCGTTGGCATTGCCTGACTGATAGGTCCAAGTCTTATCAAACTTGACGCTGACACGACTCGTGTCGAGTGGGGCGATAATAGTGTCGTTCCAATCAACGCCCTGTGTTCCTTTGAAAAGCAAGCTGTACTGAGCGCCAAGGGTAATGGCCATATTATTGACATCCTCATTGAGCATGAGGCGTTCAATGCCATTCGTAGTGTCGACGTAAGGGGCCCATGACACGGTCGGAGTGTCAAGGGAAGAGATTGCAGTAAACGGAGTGGCGCCCTTTGTGGTAAAGCATACGCGGCGGTGGAACCAAGGAACGCCAGAAGAGGTCTGGATGCGCATATGTTCGCTAAGCCCCTTCGCATAAATTGTTGAGGAGGTCCGAGCGGCCGGATTCCGAATGAGTGAGTCACCGTCGAGATGCATGGCGGTGGGGCAGAACACGAATACGCCGACATTATTTGCGGACACGTACGCGTTTCCAATAGTGACGGGGCGCGAGAGGCCGGCCGCAGTGGTATTGGACCACGTCAGCATGCCATTACGCTTCTTTCGGCTGGTCGTGTTGAGGATTCTCTTTTTCGACATGGGTTTTCGGAAGGATCGTCGACTCCGATAACGAGGCGTT